AATTAGTGGTGGTAAGATTAATGGGAATATTGATAGTAATATTAATACACGTTCTTATGTATTGAATACAATATTTAATGGGAGTATTAGTGGGAATATTAGTGGGAACTATAATATACAAGGAGTGGTTATTAATAGCATAGAATTATTGGAAGAGTATTTACCTGGAACGATAGTTAAGCAAGGAAATATGTATATGCGTAATACTGATATGCCAATAGGTTTTAGATATAATAATGGTAAATTAGAGCGAACAATGATATATGATAATAAGAAATTTAGAGAATATAATGATACATTTGTGACAGATAGTTTACATCAATTATTATTGTATTATCAGAATGAAAACATATCAAGTAACTATCTTACAACACCCTATACATTGACTGATACAAATATTCAAACAATATTGAGAAATTTAATATTTAACCGAAAGATTGTATATAATGAAGGTTACAACATATTGTACAAGTTTTTGAATCACAAGAGTTTATATTGGAAGAATGCATTGATGATATATGATTTTAAAAATATTAAATTGAAAACTATATTTAGCAATTATAATTCTAATTTCTTTTATACAAATCAAACAAAATTCAATGAAAATTTTTTGGTAAGTGATATTTATAATATTATTAAATCAGATATATTTAATAATTATTATGGAGTAATCAATCCATACTATAACAATAATAAAGAATACCATCAAATTATGGTTGATGATACGATATATAAGGAGCAGCATTTTAAATTTATCAATGATTATCAAGTTCAAAAAGCTGAATTATTAAATTGTTATGCTAAATATGAGGAAGTTAAATTACAAATTATAAAAGCTAAAAATAGGGACCCTAATCAAAAATATGCTAATATTAAATGGGTAAATTATATTGGACCCAAGCTAATTAAAAACATTAGATTTGTTATTGGAGACCAAATTATAAATAATTTTGATGGTAATTGGATATTACTGACTAGTTTATTGAATGGTAAATATGGTCATAAAAGAGGTTACGAACAAATGTCTGGTTACAATGAAAAACTCATTGAAGATGGACTATTCAAAGAAAATTATACTATATATCAACCGATTCCATTTTGGTTTTGTTTTAGAAAAACTATGGCATTACCTTTATTGAATATTATTTATAATGATATTTATGTTGAGCTTGAATTAGAAGATTTTAGTAATTTGATTATAACAGAAAAATATACCAAAGTTATTTATGACGAAATTTATGATAAACCTAATTTTAGACTAAATTTATTGTGTAATTATATATATTTAGAACAAGATGAAAGAGAAAAGATGGCATCAATGAGGCACGAATATTTAATTGAGCAAATCCAAATGCCATTATCATTTAAAACCAATATAGGTGAAAATAATATTAAATTAGGTTTTGTGAATTCAGTTAAAGAGATATATTGGTATTGTTCAGATATTAATGGTAGAGTGGAGAATGGATTAGATAATATTACATTTAAATTAGATGGAATAAATAGATTTAAGAAAACAGAAGAATCATATTTTAGTTTAATACCGTTTTATGAAAATAAATATAATATATTACAGAGTGGATTTAATATGTATTCATTTGGTTTGAATACCAAAACGATTGCGCCATCGGGAACGTGTAATTTTAGTATGATTAAAAATGCTAGAATGTTATTTACTGCTAATAATATTTATGATATGAAGATGTATGCAAAATCATATAATATTTTACGAATAATGTCTGGTTATGCAGGTTTAGGTTATTATTGAGATATAAAATAATATATATAATCTTACTATATATATTATGGGTGGAGGATTAATACAATTGGTTTCATATGGAACTGAAGATTTATATTTAACAGACAATCCAGAAATAACATTTTTTAAATGTATTTATAAGAGACATACAAATTTTGCGATAGAACCTGTAAAGCAATTATTTTCTGGTAAGCCAGATTTTGGTGAAAAAGTTACTTGTACCATATCTAAGAATGGTGATTTAATGGGCAAAACATATTTAGTTGTTGATTTACCATCTATACCGGAAAATGAAGATGATTTATTTTATAGGGTAGCTTGGGTAAAAAACATTGGTTATAATTTGATTAATAAGATTGAAATTGAAATTGGAGGTCAATTATTAGATAGACAATATGGTGATTATATGGCAATTTGGAATGAATTGACTAGCAAAAATGATAGGATAGACAAGTTAGTAGGGAATTTGCCAAACTTATATGAATTTAGCAAGAGTAAAGATTCCTATAAATTACATATTCCTTTAACATTTTGGTTTTGTAATCATTCTGGATTAACTATTCCATTGGTGGCTTTACAATATAGTTCAGTTAAAATTCATATTGAATTTAATACATTAAAGGATTGTTTACGTATAGGTCCGATTAATAGTATTCAAACTACATATTATTTGACGACATTTAAATATGGTGAAAAAATAACTCAAACAATAAATGGAATTACTAATAGTGGTCTATATCTAGGTTTTGATATTACTAATAAACAATTATTATATATCCCTATTAAAGGTACATTTAATATCCCTAATAACAGTGAACAAGTTGATGATACTACCAATGAAAATTATGCAATAACTGGTGTAGAATCTAAAGGTATAATGTATCCATTGGCAGATAGTATGATTAATAATATTGCTACGAGTTATCCTAATATATCATTGTCTAATACCTATTTGTTAGTGAACTATTATTATTTGGATAATTTTGAACGAATTAAATTTGCTAAAGCCAATCACGAGTATTTAATAGAGCAAGTGCAATTAGAAGGTGATAAGAATATTTTTAGTAACTCCTATAAAACTCAATTAGGATTCAGTCATCCTTGTAAAGAATTAATTTTTAGATGCCAAATGAAATATTTTACAGATGGACCAATTAAAGAAAAAAATATTTATATAAATCCAGATAGTGCAGAATATAATTTGGTTAAGAAAATTAGATTATTATTAAATGGACAAGAAAGATTTCCACAAAGAGAAGATAAATATTTTGAACTCTTACAAGCCTACCAATACCATTCTCACAAAGGTTTTGATGGTGTATATGTATATTCGTTTTGTTTAAAACCAGAAGATTATCAACCATCTGGAAGTATCAATTTTAGTAAGATAGATGATATTGTCTTAGAATTACAGATGGATAAAGAAATAAATGTATCTAATCCAGCTAAATTAAGAGTATATTGTATCAATTTTAATGTGATCCGCATAATTAATGGTTTGTGTGGTTTGGCATTTTCGAATTAATTTGGATAATATTATAATAATAATTATAATATTAGTTTAATATTTATGGTCTTAATCTAAGTCCTGTAGTAAGGGGTGTTGCAACGGCTATAGTTGGAGTTACATAACCAACTCTACCTAATAATGAAAATAATGCGGCATAAATTCTAGATTCTTTTCTGGCGATAGAATCAACTGTGCTGAATAATTTTTTGTACGCAGCTTCTTCATCAGGACCGGCTGTTTTAATTTCTTTATTTAATCCGGTGTATACTCCCATAACTCCACTATCTAATTGTTTCAATAAAATTTCTTCTTGTGCGCGCAATGCATTAATAGCTGTATTAATTTCACCAACAAAAGTATTTTCTAATTCTAATCCTTTTTGTTTAGCACCGGTTTGAATTTCTGCAAAAGCTTTTGCGAAATAATCACTGCTTCTATTGGCATTGGGGTTGCCAACTTTCTTAGCGTGAGAAGTGGTATATTTATTAGTATTGATAGAATCAAGTTTGGCAACAAGGTCTCCACTAGCTCCTCCAACAGCACCATAATTCATTTCAAAATTTGCAGGGATACCTCCGAACATATAATTTTTAAAATCGGCGTTGTATCCCATAATGGCGTTTTTTACAAGGTCTACTTGAACTGGTTCAAATCCACCTCTCATAGCTCCTCCTACAAATGTTTTATTTTCTCTCTTTAATGATTTATCAGCAGACATATTGCCAAAAGTAAGTTCTCTAATTTTTCCTGATTCACAAGCAGCATTTAATCTATCAATGCACATATTAATAAATTTAGCGAGGGTAGCATATACAAAGAGGGCTTCAATGTATTTTCCTTTTGCGCCCTTACCATCTGGACCTTCTAAAACATTTACAACTTCTCCAACAATTTCATAGGATGCGACACCAACTAATTCATCCCATCCGATGTGTTTAATTCTTAATCCATCTTTTTCATAAGTGGCATTGAATAAATCACATAATTTCATAGCATGAATACCGGAAATAGGTGGCAAAGTATCTTTATCAAATTGTTCTAAAGTGGTTCTAAAACTGAATTCAGCATCATGTTTGCCAACAATTGCAATGACTGCTTTAATGGCTTCAGTTGGAGTTGGTTTAGCAAGGGCGGCATTCCATTCATCATTCATTGCTTTGAATAAAGCTTTTTCATCTCCACCGGTAACATCGGCATAATTTTTAGTATTATATGTTAAATTGGTCTTCTTGGAAGTATCAAATTTTACAATATTTTTTAAATCTTTACTAACGGCAGTCCATTTACTTTCTCCAGTTGTTGCGGATCCAAAATTTCCAAAATTACCGAAAAAATATGTTCTGATATTATAGGCTTTCATATTTTCTTGAGCAGTCATAGAAACTGCGTCTGCAGTAGTGCTTTTAGCTGTTGTTACTACTACATCTGTGGTTTTTTGCCAAATTAAGACTTTTCCTAGATTTAATGGTACATCTGGTACTGGTGTAGGCATACTTATATATATTAATATATATATATTATTTTCTATAATTATATTTTTATTATTTTCATTGTTCTAAATATTTATGAAACTTTTTATAATTCTAAATATTAATATAATATTAATATTAATATTTAATTTATCTTAATTTCTTATCTGCAACAGCAACAACAAAAGAACCATCCTTGATGGCAGCTCCTAAACCATCAATAATAGCAACTCCTCTTAAATCACTCTTATTTTTACGTTTAATAGCTTCTTGAAAATCTTGCATTTTTTTGTAAGCTTCTGAACTTTTTTCTGCGTCTACTTCATCACCTTTAGGAGGGAAAAAATTTTGTGCATCAATAGTTTCAATTAATTCAATAACTTTATTGTGTTGTTTAATCATATCATTGATAGCAGTTGTAACTTTTGTATTAGAGGTAGCACTTAATTTTTTACCTTTGCTTCTAAGAGCTTCTAATTGTCCTTTAATTAATTCAATAATACTATCAACATATCCTTTAGTTTTCATTGCAAGTCCATTATCAAAATCATAAGTAAGACCTTCAGTAAGAGTTTTGGAACCAAGTGGTTTTAATTTACCAGTTGCATCATATACATCGTCTGGTGATTGAGCAACATCAAAATATTGAGTAGCTCCTCCGTGCATTTCAACAGTGTATTTGTTAACATTGTATTGAGAACCCATTGTATTAACACCATAGTTGTATAACATATAATTGTTGTGTTTAATGGCATTTGCAATAGCTCTGTAATCAACATCATAAGATGCACCTCCTCTTTGGCTAACAGTTAATAATGTTTTCATTTCAAGAGGCATATCCATTGCATTTAAAGGATCGATAAAATTCTTTTGAATTGCTTCAGCAAGTAAAGTGAGAGCTTTCAAATCTTCAATAACGTTTCCTGTACTAATTTTAGCTGAAAGTTTTTCAGGAGAAATAACGCTAGCAAGTTTAGTTAAATCAACTTTAGCAATTTTTCTGGTAGAAGTAGCAGATTCGTATTCACATCCAAAAATCATACACATTCCATAGGCTACCCATGCATCAATCGATGTAGTGTATTTATTAATTTCAGTTTTTAAAGCTGTATCACCTTTTAAAGCAGCATCATAAATGGCATCGATCAATGCAGAACGAGTAGATGGTTTATTAATATAACCTCTTAAAGCTTGAAGGGTAGCATCAGTTGAATCCATATTTTTTGATGGTTTTAATGTTCTTGTAGCCATATTAAACTCTATATATAATATTTTAGATATTAATTTATGCGATAATTCATAA